CTTAGAAGCCCATGGTAGGCAACTGCGCGAAGATGATGCGGGAACTGGTCACTGTGGCCCCTGCTGCGGAGACGCCGATGACTCCAGACGTCCCCGTGGGGATGAGGGTGAACGTGGCGATACCCGCCGTACCCGCCGCGTTGATGGCGCTAGTGACTTGGGTGGTGCTGAGGTTGAAGCCAGACGTAGTTAGGGCCGTGGCAGTGATCGAAGTGCCCGATGTGATGAACGACGCATAATACTCGACACCCGCGGTCAAACCGTTATAGGTGACGTCACTTCCCGAGATGGACTGACCGAACCCACCAGCGGCAACTGGTGCCGTACCGAGGGGATTGGCAACGGTAACGGTCCCGCCGCTAATGACTGTGGCGGTGGTACTGATGCCAGTGGCCGGGAGCTGCGGGTTGATCAGCTCGACGTCGTACTCGACCCACAGCTTCCCGATGGGCGAAGCTGATGACGCGTCGGTGGTACACGAGAAGAAGTTGCCGGTGTCGTACGTCTTGATGTCGAGATTCTGGGCAAGAGCACCAGTTCTGATGAACAACTCTCGAAACATCTTGACGTCGAGCTCACAGCAACTATCCTTCCACACGGCATCCTCGACAGCGCCGTTGTAGGTTGAGGCGATGGTTTCCGTAGTGGGTGCCGGGTCTGCTGCATCGTAGTCGGGGACGTGCAAAAATGAACCCTGCGTGGATGTCGGGGCACGGGTGTAATAGCAGAAAGCGAGCCTGTTAAACCGGTACTTCTCCCAGGCCACGGCTTGGGTGGCCAACCAAGGGAATGTAACTGACAACCCGGGGTTGAGGGGGAACTGCGACACGGTAAATGACGTCGTGCCGTTGACAGCCTGAATAAGCTCACGGTGAACAATCCTAGTTCGGTCGAAAGTGGCACGGACGAACAAGGGCTTGCCGGACCGCTGGGTGGTGGCAAATGCGGCCGGCGCGGCACTTTGATTGAACGCTCCAGACAAACCGGCTCGCGCAGCACGAGGGCGAGTGGTTCGGCGCTCAACGGCGACGCCAACTGGGACGCGCCTCGATGTGACCACGCGCATTCTACGACCTGTGTTGGCGCCGCCGATGGTAGCAATCACTGCGCCGGGGGCCGGGGGGTTGCGACGACGAGGCTGTCTGCGACCGGGGCCAGGATTGGGCTCGACTCCCTCTTCGGTGAGATCGGCTACCCACCCGCCCGGTCCGAAAAGCGACGAATCATCACAGTCTGGGGGCAGGGGGTGGTCACGGAAGGCGTGGCCGGAATCACGGTCCATAAGGATGGCAAGGGCTGGGCTATCGATAATGGTACCGACGTCCTTGATAGTGGCCAACCGGGCTTCGAGAGTCTCCTGCAGTGACTGGTCCCAACCGTAAACACTCCAAAGGTGGGCCCATGTCTCACAGGTCGGCTCACCGGTGTGCTGCAAGCTAAGCTTCCACTCCTGGTCTTTAGGGGCGATCGACTTGCGGCCTTCAGTGACCCTCAACACGGCATCAAGGTATGCGCGCAAGGGCGGGCATGCCGAGGCGGCGGGGCGCATGGACAATGCGGCTCCGCGCGCAATCTCGGCGGCCTTTGTAGGGTTCTCAGCGCGAACGCTATACTGCAGCTTGCCAATCGTCTTACCAACCATGTTGACGAAATTCCACCCGGTCGTGGTGTGGGTGAGTCGGCAGCTAAGGAACTCAATCTCGTGCCAGTGGGCAACGTGCTTGACCGTGGCCGGGAACCCAAGTTTAGCGAGACCTCGCGAGAAGTCAATGGGGCTGCCGTTATACAGGACGACTCCGTCGTCCCCACCGGCAAAGAACTTGGCCCGAACGTCCCGCACGCCACACTCACGCTCGCGACAGAACACGTAGGTGAGGAGAGCGGCGTTGAGGACGGTGTTGAACAAAGTCGTCCAAGGATCGCCTGAGTTCCTGACGTAGGGCGTGACGAACTTAACACCCTCTCGGGAGACGCCATGGGTCTCAAAGTTGCCTTCCATGAGCTGCAACATGGCACAAGGGGCGGCGTGTCGCTTGCACACCTCCCGCTCCATCTGCCCGATAGAGACATCCTGGCTGGAGTCGTAACCGTCGAAATCCAGGTTGGCCTTGTTGTCCCAATCGTGATCAGTCATCGCCTGTGCGATCGTACGTCCGGACACGCCGGGTGTGTAGACCTGGGGGGACTTGACGCCCCACTTCCTGCGTACCAACCCGGTGAGCTGCTTGATGAACGGAGCTGTAAGCACGACAAACTGCGGGGACGCAGCCAAGATTTGGCGAGGGCTCTTGTCACTGTCCTTCAGTACGGTCTCATTCTTGACACTAGCTTCACGCTTGGTCCACTCATAGACCTGGGTGGGCGTGAGTTTGGAATGGCTAGTGATGCCAAGGTCGTACAGCTCTTGAGCAGCCTTACGGTAGGTGGTCTTGGCAGCAGGTGACGAGTTGCAGTTGTCAATCCAGTCATTGACATACTCAAGCCACTCGGCAGGGTCGGTGGGCACGTTAAGACGCATCCAGTGATGGACGAGGTAGGGCCACTCGCGGAGGAACCACTTGACGAAGGCGGCGCGATTCCCAGGCAGGAAAGGAGCTGGTCTGGCGCCTGACCTCTTCTCAAGCGCCTTGACGGTATTGTCTTGGTTCTTGGCAAAAACCGTTGGTTCCTGACCCAGGACAGCTATGCCGGTGACTCGGGCGGCGTCGGCTCGTACTGCGTCCGGGGCTTTCCTGTCCAGTTGAGTTCGCCTGATGATGGCATCGGGATGCTGGGCGGGTGACTTCGCGGTTGACACGACGCTGGTAATTTCCTTGTGGAACTCCTTGCGCCGCTCGTCAGGTGAGAACCAAGCCAAGGCCCCGCGGACGGCGAGGGCCGTGCCGACGACGGCAGCACTGCAGGCAGCGAAGGCCATGCCGCCCGCGACAGCCAGCGGAGCACCGGCGACGGTGGCGGCTGTGGCGACGGGCATGGACAGGACAAGGCCGCCGATAGCTCCGAGCTTGAGGCACTTAATGGCGGTCCTCGTATACACCTGGCCAGTCAGTTTGCGGACGATGGCTTCGCGCTCGTGGGCACGGCTGGTCATGGCGATGTAAGGAGCGTAAATCGCGGCGTCCTCCATGGCCTTGGGCGAGGGGAAGTCAATGGGTCGGCACAGGTTCTTGCAGACGACTTGGCAGGCGAGGTAGGTCTCAAAATTGGGGACCTTGCCAGTCAAGAAAACGCCGAGGGTCTCAACCAACCCTTCCGGAAGGTGGACTATCATCTCGTCGCCAGCGCAGTGAAACCCGATAGACTGGGGCGTGAAGGTGGAGCCGAGGACCGACTTAAAGAAGCCGTAAAATTTGACGGCTGTGACCTCGTACCCTTTGGTACGAATGCGCATGTTCCTGCCGGCGTGGTTATCAAGGTGGGTGGACCCTGGCTCTTTGTAGACAATCACAGCACCGGTGCCTGGTCGAGGCTCTGAAATAGGCTCAAATGCGTTGGAGACCACGACAGCCTCTGTGCGAGGGGCGACGGGTGTGGCTGCCTCTTCCTTGGTGACCTTGCGAAGGAAGTTCTGAGCGGCGCGTGCGGCCTGATGGACGGGAC